TTTGAATGTTAGACGTTACGCCATCTAGATAGCTTAACTCTGTCGCAGTTACATCCGAAACAGCAACCTTCCCAGAGCTGTTAGACAGTAAAGCTCTATCGGCTGTTAAATCTGAACTGGTTATCGTAGTTGCAGCTCCTGTTATTGTGTCTTGTTTGTCAGATAAATGAGACAAAGCTCCACCCATCCCAGAATGATTTACACAATAATAATATAGTTTTGGAGTGTCTTGTTCAGTTATTATTTCAGTGTAAGAACCAGCACTCCCAGCTGTTCCAACAACTGTAACGCCTGTCGTATATGCAGAGCCGCCGCCATGAGTTCCATCTGAAGTTGTTGAGAATCTCAATCCATGACCACCACCTCCAGCGTTTGAATTATCTGACTGGTCAAATCTGTATTTTATACCAGCACTTAATGTCACTGTTTGCTGTTGTGTTCCGTCTATAAAATATTTATTACCTCCTCCAGTAGATACAACAGTGACTGTTATTGTAACAATGTCTAGTTTGCCATTAATTAAATTAGTTACAGTCGTTGCAAAATTAGCATCATCATTCAAAGCTGCGGCTAATTCGTTTAATGTATCAAGAGTTGATGGAGCGGAATCTATTAAATTTGTAATTTCTGTATTGACATAGCTCTCAGAGGCAACATGCCTCCATTGAGAGTCATAATATTCCAATTTTCCGTCAGTTGTATTATATCTAATTTGTCCAGCTCCTCCTGTTGGTCTATTGGCATCTGTTCCAACTGGTAGACCAATAGCATCAGTTTTTGAGCTTACATCTAAAGATATATTTGCAGCCGCACCAATTCCAAAAACGCCATCTGTATCAACAAAAAGTCCTAAATTGTTTCCATTTCCGTCAGAGAGTTGTTTTCCAGAAGTTCCAGCCTCTAAATTATCTATAACCTTTACTAAAGATTTAAAAGTATCTTTTATTTTAGTGCCTGTTAATGTAGCCATTTAATTATTTTTAACAAATTTACAAATTTTTAATCATCCCAGTTGTCATTTATGTCCTCCCATTTATTTTCATTTGTGTTATAAAAAATAGAAATAATTCTTTTAATTATTAAACGACTTGAGTTTACGACATTTTTTAAAGACCTACCAACTGAAATCATCTCCTTAAATAACAGATTATAGAACCTTGACTCACTGTAATGCTTGTAAAATCACCGACCATTGTATGTCCTTCGTTAATGTCAAAGTTTGTTAATGAGCTATCTCCTCCCTCCGCATTAGAAGTGAGAGAGATTCTTGAGTTTTCTAGTATTGTTATTGCTCCAAATTTTTCACCTACAACAGATGTAGCTGTTCCAGTTGCCGATAAAATACGAAATCCAAAATCACCAAATGACATTCTTTGGTAGTGGTTAGCACTAAATAAGTTTGGAGTTGCCATTATCTTTTTCTAGGTTTTTTATATTGTTTACTATTTTTACCTCTTGAGAGATTCTTTGAATGAATCCCTTTTCTTTTTATTTTCTTTTTTTCCCTATGTACATACTCAGCTCTTTTAGCCATTTTGATTGTTCATTATCTGAGTTTTATTTTTTGAACCCATAGAACTCCCAAAATAATATCCAATGACTTGAGTAAATGCAGCAACTACAGCACCAAAACCCATGTCAAATAATCTTTGAGATTCTTTTGGAATCTCCCAGAGTCCTATTGCTCCAGCAACAACTGCAACAAAAGATAGTGTTATTCCCCAGCCAACAGTCTTAAAAAGAATGTCATTGGACCCAGCTTGTATTGCAGCCATCTCTCTTTGTCTTGCTGATGCTCTATCCTCTACTTCAGCCTCATAAGCCTCTAAGACCATTTCTTGAGCCTTTATTTTATCCTCTACAGGACAATCAGAGTTCTTAATAGAGCTTATAACTTGCTCAACAGACATTTCTCCTTGTATTAGAGACCCTAGAGTTGGATTAACAAGACCGACAGCTCCTTTTAATATTTTACCTACAGTGGTTTGTCCAAATGGTTTCTTTTTTTTCATTCTAACGTATGAGCCGATTTGTTACTTTTTGCCACCATATAACCAGATGGCTGGTTGCTTTTCAGAGTCAACGTCAATATGAAGAAATTTGGCACTAATTCCAAGTCTTCGCACCTTGTTTTTGATGGCAGCTGCAATAATTTTTTCTCTGTCACTGGAGTTGTTACAGGCAATGTCTGCTGCGACTCCTTTAAGGTGACTTGAGTTAGGCACACTGTTTTTAAGTTTTGAGTTTGTTTCTTCCGTTCTATAACCGCTGGTAATAGGCATTTGTACTCCACTTTGATGCCTAATTGTATTAAGCAAAGTAATAAAATTAAAATCCATATTCTCAGCCGCTGAACCTTCCACATTAGGGTCATCAAACTCCTCAATTTTAAAATATTTCCAATTCATAATTTTTCATTTTTATTTTTTACAACAATCTTCATTATCACAATCAATGTTTTTAAGCATCTTATCATCATAATCTAATGTATATTTCAGAAGTAATTTGCTTAATATTCCGTCTTGTAATTCGATTAATAATTTTTCAAGCTGGTCCTTTTGGTCAACAAGTTGGTCCACCTTCATTTCTAATGAGTCATTTTTTTTCTGTAAGTCAATGATTTGCTGGTCATCTTTGCCAATAAAAACAAAAACACTTGCAGCAATTACACTAACTAAAGCTCCAACAATAAGTTTAAATGCATCATTGTTTGACTCTGGAACCTCAAACTGTGACAAAAAAAGTAACAATAGAATTACAAAAAGAAATACAATTCCAGAGCCTATATATCCCCTAATCTCTCTTCTCTCTCTACTTGTCATTGATTCTGTCTTTTATTTTTAATACTGTATAGCATAAAGATGCCAATAGAACCAAAGTTGTTAAAACTGAATTTATATTCATAAAGCTAATTCCAACAGCACTTAAATTAATTCCCCATATCCTTAAATCTTCCATTTTCTAAGATGTTTTTTGAACTCTATTTGAGAGTTCTAAGTTACCAATAAAATACGTTTTATCACCTTCGTCATTTTCTTCATAAGAAACGCCCTCATTAATACAAGTGTAAACCTTAAAATTATCTGAGGATAAATCAAAATAGGATGAGCTACGAGTTCTAACTAAATTTAGAATGCTTGAAATCATTTGATTTACTGTCAATTGACCACCACTATCCGCATCAAACGAAGTGACAGCCTCAATTCTTGTCACACAATTTAGTGTGAATGTATCTTTATTGTTGTCAATCTCATCATGACTAACAGAAAAAACCTTAATATATGGAGCTGTAGCATCAGATGGAACTCTATTATAGACAGGAACCGTAGCACTATCAACCGTTATTTGATTTGTTAAGCGGTCAATAATCGCTTTTCTGATAAAATGTAGAGCCTCATTCATCTCAATGCTTTTTTAATTTTGTTATTTATGTCCATTAGTAAAACATTAATACGTCTGTTTATAGTTGGATAAAAAAATGGAATTTCAGTGTTTGCTTGTTTTGGTTTGCCCTTACCATGTTCTACATAACCAGAATAATCAGCTTTGGATTCTACAATTGCATTTCTTTTGCTTGATTTTGCTGTTATCAATCTTCTTAAATTTTTTGTATCAAACGGTGCAATTTTTTTCATATCTCTGGATGTAAGTGTTGCAAAATCAGCCAAAGACCTTTCAAAACCAGCTTTGTCTAACATCTCAAGTTTTTTCATTTTAGCTCTGAGCTGAGCCAAATCTTTTTCTTCTAATTTAATCTGTGAACTCATACTAATTTAATGCCCTCCAGAACAGTATAATATTTATGGACCGAATCAAATTTTGAATTGATTCTATATTCATCAGAATCTCCAACAATTTGGATTGTATCACTCAAGGATATTTGGTCCGCTGATTTTTTTCTTATTGTAAATAAAGTTTTTAATTCAAATTTTCTTTGACTGTTTTGTGTTATCATTTCTCCAGACTTATCCTTTTTATTTGCCCAAAGAGTCACATGAGTTGCCTTAGTTGATGTAAACCCTCCAAAATTATCAGCTGATTTTGTGAGTCTTTTTATCTCAATCCTTGTGTCAAGTTTACCAGCATCCATTAAATAAAGCTCCTTTTAAATGGTGATAGCAATTTTTTTGATGATGTAGGTATCTCCGCTATATTATTACCAACCTCACTAAAGTCAGCTCTGTTGTCATAATAAGTTGTGACCATTTGCAATAATGCTTGTTTAATAAGTCCATCAGATAGACCAGAAGTAACATAAGTTATTTTTACCTCCTCAGCTGGTAGGGAATCAAGCTCAATATAGTTGTTATCTAGACCGTAAACTGTATAAGTCGCAGCAGAACCGTCAACCGTTACAGATGTTATAGATGCGACTGGACTAAAAGGCAGCTCAATTCTTTGATGTAATTCAGCGGCATAATATGTCCTGTTTTTAGCCACAATATCAGAGTTAAGAAAATTTTCAGCGTTTTGTCTGGCTGTTGTAATCATCTCATCTAACAAATCATCATCCGCAGTTGTATCAATTCTCGCAAACAGCTTGACATCTGTGTTGGTAATTAATTCAGTACCAGTTGTACTATTTATTTTTATTTGAAACATTCTTTGTTTTTTTCTTAGACTGCTTATGTTCTTTAGTTTCTTTTTTAGCTTTCTCTTCCTTAAACAGCACTGCAATACCTCTATTTAAATAATGGTTGCTTAATTTTTCTGGTAATTCTAAAATATCACCTTCATTGTGCCAAGTATTTTCAGCTAAAACTGTTCTAATCATTTTAATTTTTGCCATAATATTTGTATTTGAAACAAAGATAAAAAAAAAGTCCCATCTTTAAACAGGACTTTTCCTAACCAAACAAATCAAATTATATGAAATAAAAAATTATTATTACACAATAAACTCAAAGTTATTAAAAAAAATTCTATTCTTACCATGTTTAGACAATCTAATTGATTGCATATTCCCAGTATTTGGGAATATAAAGAAACCTTCAAAATAAGCTGAGTAAACAGCAAAGAAGTCAATAACATCTTTTGTGTATTTAGATTTGCTATTATTTAATGGTGCATTTATGGTTCTACGACCAACATAAGGTTTTTTTTCTGTTGCCTTAACCTGTACTTTGTAGAGTTTTTTTCTGGATTCTACTATGCAATCGTAAGGAGATGAATCTAAAACTGGCATAGTAATTAATTTTCCTCTCTTCAAACATTCACTGACAAACAAATATTCAGCATAGCATCCTAGTAAATTTCCTTCCACAATGCAAAACTAATACTAAAAAAATAAAAGTTTTTGTATATAATTTTTTTTATATAAAGTTTTTTTTATATATTGCAGTATATTTAAAACTAATTAAATGAATAACAACAACAAAGATTTTAAATGGACTACTGACCATGTTAAAACATTTGCACATATATATACTGGTAATTTTTTTAAACTTCCTACATTTTTTCACTGGGAAAATTATCAAGGCAAAAATATGGAAGGCAAAATTAACCAATACATATCTGATGTAAAAGATTTTAAAAGGTTGGATAAAGACGTATCAAAGATTAATAATTTTTTAAAAACACATAAATGGAAACAATAGACTTAAGAAACAAAATCGACAGACCTAAATTCTCTGTCAAACAAACTTGCGTAATAAATATCAATAAAGATTCACAATACATTGCATTTTATAGCGGTCCGAGTAAATTGTATGAGACGAGAGGTATTGAAAGAAGGACCATGGGTGGCTGGACTTTTAGACGACTCTTAGCATCTGGTAAATGGAAACGTACAAAACAGGGTTGGATGAGAGTTTATTCTGGATGGATGTTTAATGGACCATTTAAAAAGAGTCTGACTTGTTTTAGACGTTGGTATGACCTCAAGATTCCATCTGAAGGATGGAAGAAAATAAGGTTAATAACCTATGATAGAGCAGATGATGAAACCTATGAGCAAATTAAACTCATCAAAAATGCCCTCTAAGTATTATATAGTCAGCAGCATTGACCAAAAAGAAAACAATAAAAGACTAAAAAAGTTTTTAGTAAAAGCAGTTTTAACATTACTTTTTGTCAATGCTGTGATACTTTTTGGAATTTACTTAATTCTATTGATATATGGATAAAGATAAGTTAAGAGAGAACGTCTGGGCATTTTTAGTTATTGGGACCTTTTTTTGGTCAATCAGACTAATGTATGTTTTTGGAGCTTTAGCGGACTCAATTTTAATGTTGCTAGTGTCTCTTATCGTTTATAAAAATAAAGCCGAGAAATGAGCTATTTTGACCCTCTAAATGAGTCTAAAAGATGCGATACTTGCAACGGACCCACTGATGGATTCTATTTTTACAAAAACACATTTAAAACAAGGTACTTTTGTTCAATAAAATGTTTTAATGATTTTAGAGGTATTTTAGATTTTTTAAGAGTATTTAAAAAAAAGTAGTATATATTTTTTTTTATATAAAATATTTTTTATATTGCAGTAAATTTTAAAACTATAAAAATGAAAAAAACAGAATTATTAGAATTTATGGAAAAAGAACAACTTATTAGAGTTGTAAATTCCATGATTGATAAAAATAAAAATTTAGAAAATCAATTGAAAGAAAGCGAGTCTCTAACTCTAACAAGATGTAGTAGAATAAAAAATCTTGAACTTATAGTTAGTGATAAAAATAAAGAGCTTGAAGAATGGAAGGAAAGGTCTTTTGATAACTTATCGACTTTAGAAAGTATTGCAAGAGAAGTCAATAAAAGCACGATAATGTTTAAAGATGTCGAGCAAAAAGAAAACAGCATAAATTCATTGATAACTATTCAAAATTGTAATAATATTATTTACAGGTTACAAGACAGATTTAATATGAATGATGATGGTTTATTTATCTGTAATGCAACAAAAAAACCTTTTTAAAAAAACTGCCTATGAATTAAAAAAGGGACCTAAATGGTCCCTTTTCTTTTTACACTAATTTATTAACTCATGTTATTATGGAGTCTCTAAAGAAGTTTTTGCAGTTGAGAATGTTCCTTGTACTATTCCACTAGGAAGATAGTTAGAAACTCCAACTCTTTCAACAGCTCTAACAGTGACAAATCCTTTCTCGAAGTTATCAGAATTTTCTCTTGAGAACTCGATTCCAAGACCGTCTCTTATCCATAGCTGAGTTGCAACTGAAAGCTGACCAACTAAAAACTTACCAGCTGTAACAGCGGTATTGATGCTAATTGGTACGCCTAAAATTGCTGGTTGTAATCCAGACATTACTTGACCTTTTAGATATTCATTCGCAGTTGATTTCAA